CTAGGAGGAGTTGAATAGTATTCTCCAGAATTAATAACATTAATACTTGTGATAGTACCGAAAGTTACAACAGCTGTTGCCTCTGCTCCTCTACCAGAAGTTATCGTAACTTCAGGAACACTAGTAAAAATATTATCAGTTTCTAGTTCAATAGTACCAATTGTCTCGCCAGACAAAAATGTTCTTGCTAATCCTGGTGCTCCATTAATAAGAACGTTAGGGGGATCATTATAACCATTGCCTTTGTTTTCAATATTAAATTTAGTAATTTTACCATATTTGATTTGATCAAAGTCTTTGTGACTGAACGCAATGGTGCCATCAACAAAAATACCAACATCACGTTGTGAAGTCTCATAAGACTCGGTAATCGTAAGTGGTTTCTTACGAATCAATCTAAGAATTTTTTGATCACTTAGAGTTTGTCCAATACCACTATACAAGATAGGTCTATTTGGCAATCCTCCTGTAGCAAGATAATAATAGTTTTCATCACGATATACAGCAGAAATGTTATTTTTTAACTTACTAATAACATTACCAACATTGATATCGCCAGATGATCCATAACCATCATTTTCAAACCATCTTAAATTACCATTAGTATCAATAAGAATTGGATCGATATCAGTGAATCCTGGTTCGGAGATTTGAATCCTATCACCTGGTTCTGAATACGGAGCAGAGGTCTCTTGCTCCAGATTGTATAGAACTCCTAGACAAAGTAATCTAACGTCTCCAGAGGTGATTGTAGAGTAACTATAGACGTTAGTATCTACAGCATACCCATCAGATCTTTCCCTACGACTAATTACGAACTGATCTACATTTTTAGAGGAATATTGAACCTCTTCTCCATTAATATAGATTCTGCCCTGCTGTAAAAATCCTTCTGTAGAGAATACATTAATCCTATCACCAACATCACTATTAGTTGGTAGACCATCAGTTAAGCGTGTTTTAGATGCAGTACTGAATTGGTTATTAAGTGTAGCAGTATCAATCGTAATTTCATACAAAGATAATCCATCAATTGACCCAGCACTGAATACATTGTCTACAATAGCAGATGCATACTCAATAGATTCATTGAGTGGATCTAGATTCTGAATAATTGTCTCACCAATTAAATCATCAGGATTTCCTTCTAAAACAATTACCTTAAGAGCATATGATGTAACCCAATCAGAAAAAGATGATTTTAGAGTATTATCTTTAGGTCTTAGAACCTTGGGTTTATCATTAGAAACTAGTGTATTAAAAATAAACTGAATAGACCTATCAGTACCCTTTGCCTGATAGAAATCAGTAATATTCTTGATTAGGGTACGCTTATCAACATCTTCCTTTAGATACTTTTCTGGGAAGGATGCTAGGTAATCATTTTCAAAGTTTTTGACAAATGCATACAAGAACAGATTACTAATGTTCTGTACATTGTCATTGATGTCATGATTTTCTGCCAGAGTGGTAACAAACTGACTGGAGCTATACAAATCTCCTAGTCTTTGATTGCCGCTGACACCACGGGATACTTCTCTAAATTCATAGTCGGTTCTAGACTTATAAAAAATGATCTCACTGCCGATAGAGATATAACCATCAGTTTCAGGGAAGGAAGATGCATCTTCAACCTGAATAGTGGTATCAACTGCATCAACGTAAGATGATACTTTAGTAGACTCTTTAAGTAGATTTTTTTCATAAAAATCAATATCACGATATTTCGTGATATTACTAATCACGTCAAGAGGATTGCCTCTTAACTCCAACTGCTCATAGTATTTCTCAATGACTTTAGAGAAATTCTCATATTCATTGATAATGAACTCAGGCAGTTGAGATTCAATAAGAGTAGATATTCTTCTGGTCTCTACCATTTAAACTTACTCTGCGATAATCGTGAACAAACTCTTAGGGATATCTACGTCAAGATAAACTTCCCTGATGGCACTAATATCATTGCTCAAAGGGACAGATCTAATTTCAATACGATTGTCAAAGAAACTACCTTTGATAATCGTCAAGTCGAACAATTTAACCTCACCTTTCTTGTAATCTACTGTTCCAACAGAATCGTTGAGAACAATTTTTTCACTAGTTATAGAGTCTATTCTATATAGGACCATTTTACCAGCACGATCCTCCAGATACACTGTATACAAAGGATATTCGCTAACCTTAAATCCAGTAGATTGAACTATAGTATCCTCATCACATGTGTCATCAAATGCATTCTGGAAACACACTTCGTAAAAGAATTTGTTATTGATACTAGGATAGAAATCCTTTCTCATTTTAATTGTCGTAAGATTGCCGTTAATGCTACGATCTGCATCATCAATGACACTTACAAATTTTGAATACCTAAATTTGCCATTAAATTTTTCTGTATCAGATGTTTCGATATATTTCTCTAATCCAGCAATAACTTTGGATTTGATCTCGTCATTAGTTTGATTAGTCTTAGTCTTATCAAACATGACCCTAGATGTCATCTCAACATATAGTACAGATGCATCAACAATATCAGCAGTAATAGAAGCAACAATATATGGTTTGAGACCAGTTTTAATTTCTTTCTTGGTTCTAGAACTCAACCTTGATGCGGATTTTGGTTTTACTACAATCTTTACCTTACCATATTCTGGGGGATCATCCTCTTCTCCGCCAAACGTAATGATATCAGCAACAGCAGGATAAATCTCACGAACAATTGCTGCGTAGTCTTCTGCAGTTACTGCTCTGTTCTGTGTACCAAAAAACTTGGGTGCGTTGTACTTGATCTTTTTAAGCGACTCAATTTCAGCACCTCCATTTGCCGCTTCAGCAAGATCTGCTGCTGACGTGTAGGAAATGCTGTAATTATAGTTAGAAGACCCCTGTGGGTCCTCTAGGACGCCATTAAAGGTGAATGCTTTGGCACCATTGCTCTCAGGACCATTTGTAGAGAGATATGTAATGTCAATCTTGTTCCCTGCTTCTAATTTCTTTCCAAGGACTCCATCACCGAAGAAAATTTCATATTGCTCATCTTCAATCTCTTCTACGTAGAATACCTTGCTATCTCCCGTAACAGCAAGTATATTGTCCGCTCTTGCAAACATAGTTCCCGTACTTGCCTGTGCAGAAGGGAAAACACGTACTCTTAACGTAGAAATGTCCGCAGATGGGTTCTTAATTGTAAACCTGTTCGACGCAGTTGCATTTACAATATAAGTATCTGTAACAAAATTACCCTCATAGATTTCAACTTCATCAAAAGTTGCGGTTCCATTAACTACTTGGGTTTTAATATCCTCAACTGCAACGTAATTATACGCTTTTGTGTCATACGATGCGGTAAATCCTGTACCTCGCTTCAGTATGATCTCATTGGGTGCAGTGTTGGGGAAAACTGCTCTAAACGTTAATACTGCCTTTGGTGAAGTTGCAGACTTGGGTGTGTATCCTAATTGCTTCGCTAATGCTACTACGTTGTCCCTCAGCGTTGCTGAATCAAGGAACGTCTCATTCACCACCATGTTAGTGTTGAATGCTGTGTAGTAGGTGTTATATGCCAACACATCCAAAAGGTTCGCCCATGTTGAACCTTCAAAATCGAAGTCAGTAAATTCTTGCTGCGATCTCAAGTATTCCTTGAGAGCAGTCTTAATATCTGCAAAATCTAGGTTTGACAGCTGAACGTATGGCATTTATCGAGTTCTCTCTAGGAAGAATTCTAGTGTTTGTGGAAAATCTTCTCTACCAACAATCTCAAACTCTATTTGTACATCAAACCCGTTACTATCAAAGTTTGCTTCAACAGAAAGTTGAGTCATTGCAACACGTGGTTCATAATCACGTAACGTTTTTTTAATATTAGTGGCAACCTGACCTGCAGTTGCCACATCAAGTGGTTCAAACATTAATGAACGTAGATCAGAACCTAGATCAGGAGCAAAGGGTCTTTCTCCCTTATTTGTTAATAATAAATTTACAATCGCCTGCTTAATTGCAGCATCATCCTTCTTAACGACTAAATCGCCTGTTACAGGATGAGGTTTGAACGTAATGCTCAAATCTTTAAACGATTGTTGATTCGCCACTTATTAGTAGAGGTTACCTCCTAGTATTTAGTCACTTACCAACAAATCCATCGTCCCATTCTGCTGTAGATAAAAATTCTCTGGTCTGTTGCATTAGTTCATTTTCTTTAGCAGACTTATTCAACCAATAATCACTTTCCACTTGAGTGATCAAGGTCATTCCTGATTGTACGAAATCGTTGCTCTTATCGGTGGGACTATTTGCCATGGACTATTCTCGTATACATTTTTGGTGACCAATAACTATAATAATCGGTCTGGTGCAAAGATTTCCTTGCCTGTTCTAATTTATCAACTTTTGAACACAATACAATGTTGTATTTACCAAAGTTCGTTTGAATACCATTGATATATGAAGGATCATGTTTATGATCATCTAATACAATATATTCATTTTGTTCCATATTCAGCATTGATACACTTTGTAGTAATGCTGCTTCTGAAATGTCATCCTCGACTATAAAGATGATGATCTCAGCGTTAAGGTCTGAATTCAGAGCAATGTCGCTTAAATTACACTCTATAACCTCTACACTTGCTGCTGCTGCAAAGGGACATATAGCATGCCCACCAAGTTCCTTTCGTTTTACCGAAACATACTCGATCCATTTACTAACAGCATCAATCTTAGACATCGGTGAAAAAGAATACTTGGTTTAATCTATACTCTTCACCAAAATACATATCATCAACAATATTCATTCCATGCGTAAATTTATTTCCGTTGAAAATATATAATCGATTGTATTTTGGTTCTAACGTATGTATCACTTCATAATACTCTTTAGATCGCCATGGGAATTCGTGCTCATTGACTCCCGTCTTATTATCGATATCCTTGGAAATATAAAGATTCGTACCTGAACGATCACCTGGATTATTATTTAAATATATGATCCCAGTATACCCTGCATCTTTATGTGGCCACCAATAATGATCATGATAATTATTAAACTCACATTTCTTGAATCGAGTTAAATTTGTAATCACTTGACCTGATTCAATAGCACGATGTCCACAAATTTCTGCTAAGTCATCATAAACTCTTATTGAATCAGAGTGATAAACATCATGTCTACGATCCTCGAAGTATACCCCGTTCATTGATCGACTCTCATCACCCTTCCATAACCCAGGTAGTGTGCCGAGAAAACTTCTGACAACACTATCTGGATCTGAATAATAATCGTCGATCTGATATATCGTAGATCCTTCTACCTTATTTTCCTTGACCACGATAACGCTTCTTTGCTCCATTACGACTGGTTGCACTTAACTTGGTGTGCTTCCCCTTACCCTGACGACTCTTCTTGGGAATTGCTTCCACATACGTGCCGCCTTTCATGAATCCGCCTGCTTTTGCCATGAGTCTCTCTTGATTACCTCCATATTATAGCACAACCCTCACTACCCTGCAAATACTTTGTTAGACCCTGCAGCAATCGTGATCCCTGTGCCAGGATTCAATGTGTCACCCATTCTTCCAATACTAACACCATTTACTCTCACAGTACTCGACCCCTTCAACGTCCTGGTACTAGTGCAAGGATTGCCATTGGGTGTAGTGCCAGGTACAGGTGAAAATACATCACCCTCCTTTACTACTGGTTTACCTCCCACATATACCCTCGCACTACCACCACTACTCGGTGCCCCTAAGACAGTAGGAGGTGTCGTACATGCTCCCGTACCACCAGAGTCTACGAAGGTGGTGTCTGCAACGACTGGACCTGGCATTTTATCTCCTGTAATTGTATATACACATCATTGAGAAAATCTGCCAACTTTTCATGTTGCACAGATCCTGGACGGCAATAATACATCGTCCCTGGTTCCTCACATTCCTTCAACCTCTTCTCCAAGGAATTCAATCTCGCTGTTAACTCTTGATCCATTCTTAAATTGCTCCTTCTGTTGTATGCCATATGCTCCAAATGCTGCAGAAATATCCATCTCTGGTGCTGCCTCAGCACCCGCATAGTAATCTAATGCAGCATCTTGGATCGCATCGGCAAATTCATTGAAATCATCAAACCTTTGCTCCTTAATCGTGCCATCCTTTGTTTTATACCTGATCTCTAGGTTTTCCTCTTTTTCAGTCATTTTTTTACTGGGCGGATTTTTTTATATGCATTTATTCCTAAAATACGTATTACCTCCACTAAACACATACTAATATAACTGATTTCTTCAAAAGGTGTTGTGCGTGTGTTCATACCTGGAGGATTTTTTATATTCGGAGATGCACTAATATTTATCTCGCTTGGGTAACACTTTGTAGGTTAGAGTAGGCGTAGGAGTCCCGCTCGGCATTCGGGGGTATACAATAAAGGGGGCATATTACTGCCCCCTGTGTTTAACTTAGTGCTGCTACTGATCTTCTACATTGTCTCTTAATCTGTGCCAGTGCGTAGTTATCACTTGGTGTCTTTGAGCATGTCTGAACTATACCTAGTGATGGGTGCTTGTATTTCAAATGATTGGAATCGTCAAAGAAAACAAATCCATACTGATCCATGATGGCATCAACTGCCTTGCGATACTTCCTGATGTTCATTGACATGTAGTGTGGTGGGGTTAGTGTAAAGAAAGGGGGCAACCCCTTAGAGTTCTGCCAGCATCTCATCCATCTCATCGGTGTCGATGTCGTCGTGCAACCATGCCACGCCGTCGCCTGTGATGTACTCACCGAACTCATCGATGAATCGCTTCGCCCACTTGCGATACCCAAGGTTCTTGTTCTCCTTGGCATGGCGGTAGATCATCTCCTCATTGCCGATCCAAAGAGCGACGTTCCATGTTTCGTAGGTTGCCCATCCGTTCATGCTGTGTCCTGTGTTGTGTTCTCTTGTATTGTAGTCGGTAGAGGGGCGATGCCTAGGCGAGCAGTGCCAGCTCCTGCTCTGTCACACTGCTGATGTTCTCGTCTTC